TATTTGTTACCGTGAAGTCTTCATTATTCGCCATGTTGTAAGGCGTGATCCCAATGGTAGGCGTAGCATAGAAAGCTTGCGTAAACGTCACGTTATAGGCTGCTGTTGATGTTGTGATTACTGCTGAATTTTCGCTTCGTTGCTGTAACTCAATCACTACTTCAAGGTCTGATATTTGTATGTTTTGCGATATGTCATAACTCTCGGCAATAATTTTAAACTCAAACCCGCGACCACGTATTATCGCATTACTAAATTCTCGCCAGGTTCCCCACGTTGGCGAGCTGGCTGGGTTGGTATTTGTAGCACGCACATACATGGCGATATTAACTTTATCGGCAACCACGCCATCAGTATTTTCCCATTCATCAATATCATTCGTGCGGCTATCCCACAGTGATACAGCGCTATAACCAGAAGCAGTAATACGGCGTTCGATATTTATATCATATATTGCACCAAGATCTAACGGGCTATTGCCATCTAACCATAATTTATATTCACCAATTGCTGTAACGCTTGTTAATATTAAAGCATCAAATCCGCTGTTATATGTCATATTTGTTTTTGTGCCAGGGAAATCAAGACCGCTTTCGCTATCGACATCAAATATCCGTAATCTTGGTAATGGCTTGGTTGCATCGGCAGTGATAGCTGTTGCCGTTTGGCTGCGCCTGCCGCCGTCATCTTCAAATTTCAATAGGTACGTGCCGTTGAGGAGGGGCACTTGCTTCTGGGTTTGGTTGCCAGCAGCAGATGAGATGATCTCTTGCGATGTATCCCATGCCGCGCCAGATGTTGCAATATCATGATGGATCAATACTTTACCGCCAATCAATACATCAAGTTCTGTGCTGCGTTGCCATTGCAGGATTGCGGTTGATTCATTTATTGGCATAAGCGATATATCTTGCACATCGGTTGGCTTTTCAGTTTTACCAACAGTATTAACCGTAATGTCTGCAAAATCTGTCGATGGTATGCGTAATGGATTCAAGCTATAAACACGAATAAAGTAAGTGCCAATATCAGCTTCTAAGATTTCGTATTGTGCGCTAGCAATATCTTCTATATGCCAATTGCCTTCTGATCGCTTCCAATGGATTTGATATTCGCTTACACCACGTACAGGTTGCCACTTCACAAGGATTTTAGTTGATGCTCTATTGTTTGTGGCATAGAATATCTCTTCACTGTTTAGGCCAACCGGTGCATCAGGGCTGTCTTCAGTGATTGAGATGTTTGGATTTTGCAATGGCCGGTTTTGTTCTACATACTCATATTTACTAGGGTTATGGGCTAAGGCTGCGATTTGGTATTCAGTGCCATTATTTTCTGTTACTGAAAGCACACGCCAGGTTGTTGCCTCAACATCAGTATTACGCAGCATCCAGATGCTGGCAACATTTGGCGCAACAGTGAATGCAGTTGATACTGCGATGACTGCACCAGTGATACTTGCAATATCGCGTTCTTCGGTGGTGCCATCAGGCATTATTACAGATAATGTAGCATTAAACAATTCCGTGACATCTGTTTGGTCAGTGTCATCAATTGTGATTTGAGTTGTGGTTGCAGCATTGATACGACCAGCTCGACGGATGCCTGCTTTTAATGGATCTGCAATTTTTATTACCTGCCCTGGCCGTACGACAACACCAGATTCAATGCTGCAAGTAAATGTAACAACTTCAGTTTCATTTGCTTCGGAATACAACACCCAATGGCCGAGCCTTGCTGCTTGCCCGCGACTGGTGCAGCCAAAGGCACGCAATTCAGTTTTTAATACCCCATACTTTGTAATACCTGCTGCATCTTCAATTACCTCATACGCTACATCTTGGGTTTGCAAGTTCAAGTAACTTACAACAGCTACTGTATGCCTAGTTTTAAGGCTGCTGCCAGCATAACTAAAGCCACTCTCACCAACGTTAGCCATCGTGAATAGGTACGACGCATCACGCGGGGAATCTTGCGATATTGTTAATGTACCAGTTGACCAGAAAGGCATCACACGCATGACGCTTGATAGATCATTTATTAATCTATAAGCATCGTCTTGGTTTTGGATTAATACATTACAGCTAAATCTAGGTTCAGTGCCATTCAATCCATCAGATACTAATGCTGATGCATATTGCGACGCTGCATAGAATGCAGGCTTATCAAGTTGTGCCTCTACCAGTTGCTGCCCAAATCCATACCTAGTACTGGTGAGCAGATCAAACAATATCCATGCCGGATCAGATGTCCATACCCGCGCATTTTCTGCTGTTAGTGTGCCATTAAAGGTATAACCGTCAGGATATATTATGCGCCCATTTGTTTGATCTACCGTTATCCCAGTTGGCACCCGCACCTTAACGCCACGTATACGGTATGCCCTGCTAGGTAGTGATGTAAATTGTTGAGAATCAAACTTTAATGCAATAATTGCACTGTTTGGATAAGTTAATTTCTGATATACAATTTCTTGATAGTAAGCCCATATAAATGCATTAGCTGTTGTCGCTGGATCGGCACTATCAGCAGTAATTCTGGTTAATTTAATTGCTACTGAACCAGTCCAACCGGTTGTAAAGTCAACTCTATAGTCACGCTGATACGCGTCAGCCGTTCTGCCGCTTATAGTTTCAGTTGCTACGGTAGTAAATCCGCCACCATTATAAGATAATGCAATTGTAAAAGTAAAGCTAGAGCCTAAAATATCGCCGTTGCTTTCAAAGCTTTGCAATGATGGTACCGTTATTGTAATAATAATTCCATTTACGCTTACATCATATACAGTTTGCGTTATTGTTGTTGCTTGCTCTACTGTTTGACCAACGGTTACAGGTTCGCTTATATCGCCATAACCTTGAATGTAAGCTTGAGATTGCGTGCCGTAACGCGGCTCAATCGTAACGTTTTTTACCGTATAATCCGCAAGCTGTACATTATTTAAATCTGCACCAGCTCTTAAAATTGCAGTTTTATTTAAATAGATATCCTTTAAAGCCGCAATATTATATGCAGTTGTGCCCTTGGTTAGTCCTGCGGCAGATGGGAAACCTTCGATTTCGCCTTCGCTTACTAAATCCAGAAACGTTGCATATTGCGTACTGGCTAAACTATCTGCTGTACGTGTTGGCGTACGCGGCCTGTTAGCTTCTGCTTGCGCTTGCGCTTGATCTTGGCGTTTTAATAGTTCAACATATGTAGCTTGGTCTGAACCTTTAAGGTTCATCGCAAAATACACCTCAGCTGGTGAAGGCATTACACCACCTCTTGAGTGCTGATATTAGCTGATATCACAACTGAGCCAACAACTGTCTCACCATAAATAATTGGTACTGGTGTGCCTTGAGTTGACGTATTTTGGATGCCAGTAAAACTGTAAGACTTCTGTGGGTCTAACTCGGATTCACGCATTGTCGATGGTGAAGAATACGTTGACCCACTACCCGACGATGGTGGAGCAATGCGTGGTACTGGCGTCAGCAGTTGCGAGACACCGCCTAAAGCTAACGATAGACCGATGCCGCCCAGGATGCTGCTTACCGCGACTGGAGCTGCAAGTCCTAACAATCCAATCGCTGCACCGCCGGTCAAGAATGCTGCTCCTATCAGCAAAACGCCTGCAACGATTTTGCCAATGCCGCCACCAGTAAATTGCTTCCATGTAATTGCCCCAGCAACAACCGGAATAATACGGATAATGCTTTGCCCTACCGGATGAGTTAGTTCTTCTTCGCCAATGTTATAAGATCCAACCAGCACCCGATAATCATGTTGCGCCATATGCGCTTCTAATCCAGCAAAATTTACCAGCAGATAACGCATTGCTTCTGCCGCATCACGCGCTTCTGCCATGAATGACTTAACACCCATGAACATTGCAAGCTCACCATAAACACGGATCTCACGCAGCATCGCATTTACTCCAAGAGCCATCAGCAGGATTAACGATATACCACGGCAATTGGCTGCGGTTGCACGCTGCAATATCCATGCTGCTAGGTTCCGGTGATTGGCCAGGATGGCTATGAACTACCGCCATAATAACACCAGTATCTTCAGCATCAGCCCAATC